CCATTATTAGGCGAAGCAGCATTTACTGGAGCAACAGAAACAGGACTTGCAACTCTTGCAGGAGAAGGCGTAGCTGCTGATACAGTAGGCGCAGCATTATTATCGGGCGCAGGAGAGGCAGCAGCAGCAGAAGCAGCAACACAAGCATTACCATACACACTTGCAGCAGATGCATCTAACCTAGCAGCTAGTGGATTTAATGAGGCTACTATTGCTCAAAACTTGACAGCATCAGGTGTAGATTCTTTTGTTGCAGCAGATGCAGCTAATTTAGCAGCCCAAGGATTAAGCGAAGAAGCTATTGCACAGGTATTGTCTCAATCATATACAGCAGGAGAACTATCAGGCACAGGTCTTACATCTAATGCTTTAGGTGCAGCATCTCAAGGAATAACTGCTGGTCAAGCATTACAAGGACTAAGAGCAGCAAGTGGTTTACTAGGTGGTAGACAACAACCACAGCAACAAATGCCACAAATGCAGATGGGCGGTAGAACACAGATGCCACAAGGCGCAGTAGATTACTCAGGCATTTATAACTTATTAGCTCTACAGAGAGCAAGAAATCCAAATTCTTTACTAGGATAAAACATGGCAATTGATCTATCTACTTTATTCGGTCAGCAACCAGACTACTCGCAACTTCTTAGTCCTGCCGAAACACAAAGGATGCAGTCTAACGCAGGGCAACAAGCCTTGTTAAATTCTGCTATTGCTTTATTAGGACAGTCTGGCAAAACAAGAGAGCCTATCAGCACAGGACAGTTATTCGGTAGTGCATTAGGCGCAGGCATGGAAGGCTATAACCAATCGTTTGACAGAACTTTAAAGCAGATGCTGATTGGTACGCAATTGGCTGAGTACAAGAAAAAGCAAGATGCTCAACAAAGACTGCAAACAGCTATTCAAGGTGCTACAAAAGAAGTTCCTCAGTTTGGTATTGTTCCTACAGAAACAGGTGAAATGCCTACTGCTCAAACAATGTCAGCATTAACAATGCCAATAGCCCCTAAAAAAGTTATAGATTATTCTAAACTACAAGATACTTTAATGTTAGAAGCTGCTGGTCAAGACCCATTAAAGTTTCTTGAATTACAATCATCAATGGCAAAAGCAGGACAAAAACAATATAAACAAGTTGACCTTGGAACTACTATTGCTTTTATGGATGACAATCTTAATATTGTTAAACAGTTACCAAAAGCAAAGTTAGCATCTGAAAGTTCTGCGGAAGATGACAAATTAAGAACATCTTTCTTAGGTCAAGCAAAACCTTATGTAGAAATATCTCAGGCTTATCGTAAGATCGTGTCTGCTCCTAATACTGCTCCTGGCGATATGTCAAAAATCTTTGGATACATGAAGATTCTTGATCCAGGTTCTACTGTTCGAGAAGGAGAATATGCTTCTGCTGAACAGGCTAGAGGTATTCCAGAAACAATTAGGGCGCAATACAATAAAGCTCTAGAAGGAACAAGGCTTACAGTAGATCAAAGAAATAAATTTGATGAAGCTGCTGGTTCTTTAATTAATAGTCAGAAAATACAATTTGAAACACTAAAAACTTTTTATTCTGATACTGCTTTAAGACAAGGTGCTAATCCTAAGAATGTGATTTATGATCCGTTTGAAGGGTTAGAAATTAAAAAAGCACCAGAAGTAACAGAAAAACCTAAACCACAATTAAAACAACAATTAGGTATTCCATCTGCAAGAGGTGTTAAATTTTTAGGATTTGAATAATGCCAATAGCTAAATTTGAAATGCCTGATGGCAGAATTGGTAGGTTTGAAGTTCCAGAAGGAACTACGCCAGAGCAAGCACAAAAGCTAATGGAAGGTTATTTTGCAGAGCCAAAGGAAAGAACAACTGGCGAGGAAGTAACTAGGCAATTAGGTCTTACTGCTAGGGCTGGAGCTACAGGTGCAGCAGGACTTCCATTGATTGCTGGTGATGCCTTAAATACACTTATTAACTTAATTAGCGGTGGTGTAGGCAAAGTAACAGGCGCAGAGATTCCTAAATTACAAATGCCTAGCCAAGTTTTACAAAGAGGCATGACACAAGTTGGATTGCCAGAGGCAGAGACTAAAGGCGAGAAAGTAATTCAAGATATTACATCTGCTATAAGTGGTGTTGCTGCTCCTGCTGCATTAGTTCAAAGAGGATTAGCTGCTGGTCAAAAAGCAATAGCACAACCATCGGTAGCAGAGAAGTTCTTTGTAGAAAATTTACCTTTACAAATGTCTGCTGCGGTAGGTGGTGCTGGTGCATCGGCTGCTGGTAGAGAATATGCTGATGTTGGCGCAGGCGGTCAATTAGGTTTAGCAATGCTTGGCGGTATGGTAGCTCCTGGCACAGCAACTACAGCCATTCCAGCAGTAGGCAGAGCAATTCGTGAGACTGTTCGCCCATTTACAGAGGCAGGCAGAGAAGTTATTACTGGTAATGTATTGCGCCAATTAGCCAATCAACCAGAAAACATTATTCGTAGAATGGAAGAATTTAAGCCAGAAGTGCCTGGTTATAAACCTACAACAGCACAAGCAAGTAGAGATGTGGGTTTAATTTCAGCAGAAACACCTATTAGAGCATTAGATGTTACAGGTAAATTTGCTGCACAAGCATCTGAGGCTAATAAAGCAAGAATGGCTATTTTAGATAGACTTGCTAAAGACCAAGATGCTATTAAGGTTGCTGTTTCTAATCGAGAGACCGCTACAGCCCCTATGAGAGAGTCTGCTTTTGCAGCATCTACAACAACACCAGAGCAATTTCAATCTGCTATTACTTTAGTAGTTAATGACACAATTAATAATATTCTAAAGACTCCTGCTGGTAAACGAGATACAGTTATATCTGCTATGGAAGATACTCGCAACATGGTTCGCAGAGCAAATAATCCTGCTGAACTATACGAAATTCGTAAAGATTTAAGAGCAGCAGAACAAGGATTGCTAGATAGAGTAGATCGAGGTGGTGCTAGTGCAAATGCGTTCAAAGCAGCAAGAAATGAATTAAACAAAGTTATTTCTTCTGTAGACGATGTAATTGATTCTGCTGCACCAGGCTACAAGGAATATTTAAAAGTCTATGCTCAGAGAAGCAAAAACATAGAAAAAGTAGAAGCAGCCCAAGGTTTCAGAGCAAAGGTTCTTTCTACAATTCCTGATCCAATCAATGTTGGTCAGTATATGGTTTCTCAACCTAACTTTACTAGAGCTATTCGTGCAGCAGGACAAGATACAAATATGTCTCAGATGCAAGTCAAAATTCTAGAACGAGTTGGTAGAGACTTAGATTCTGGAGTGCTTAACAGATCAGGCAAAGTGCCAGGATCAGACACATTTAAGAATCTTTCTACAGCCAATGTTATTGGTGGAATTATTGGAAAGCAGATGTTTGGAGAAGTACCAGCAGCAGCAAACAAGGTGGTAGCACCTCTTAATTGGCTCTACAATGGTACAGATGACCAAATCAGAGAATTACTTGTTGATTCTATGTTAGACCCTAAATTAGCAGCACGATTGATGTCTAAAGCATCTACTACAAACATAGAACCAATTAGTAAAGAATTGCAACGGAAAGCACTTAACCTTGGTTATGGTGCTGCATTTGGAATAACAGAGTAATTAAGGAAAATCATGGCATATACAAAATACTCACTAACCCCTGCTAATAACAATTCTGCACCTCCAGATGGCGCACCAGAGGGGATGTTACCTTCTGGAGTAAACGACACCATGCGAGACATGATGTCGCAGATTAGAGACTGCGGAGATGGTATTCGAGATGGTACATATACCATGACTGCTGCCAAGATCACAGGCGGAACTATTACAGGTGTTACCTTTACATCTATTGTAGTTACAGGTGGTTCTATTACAGGAATTACAGACTTAGCAGTAGCAGATGGTGGTACAGGTGCATCTACCCTTACTGGAGTTTTAAAAGGTAACGGCACATCTGCATTTACGGCAGCTACAGCAGGAACAGACTATATAGCTCCTAGTGGTGCATTAGGAACACCATCAAGCGGTACTTTAAGTAGTTGTACTGTAGATGGTACAGATGCTGTAGGTTTTAGAAATGTTCCTGTTAACTCTCAATCTGCTGCATACACATTAGTTCTTGCAGATTCGGGTAAGGTTATTCTTCATCCATCGTCAGATGCCAATGCAAGGACATTTACTATTCCAGCTAACTCATCCGTTGCTTATGCAGTTGGCACAGCAATTACATTTATCAATATGACAAGTCAGGTTGTAACTATTGCTATTACGACTGACACCATGTATTTAAGTTCTGCTGGTACTACAGGATCACGCAGTTTGGCTCAGTATGGATCAGCAACAGCTATTAAAATTACCTCAACCAACTGGATTATTTCGGGGAGTGGACTAACATGAGTGGTGCTATACAAGCTACATTTATGAATCAAAGGTCGTTTGTACCACCATTTCCAACAGTACCTGGAGAAGCATATGGTGGAGGTTATTATGCTGGACAAATAGGAGTGTCAAGCGTAGCAACTCATTATCTTATTGTTGCTCCTCGTTCTTCAGGACAGACTACAACACAATGGAAAACAAGTGACACATCAACTTCTGGTACATCATCAGTAATTGATGGAGTTACTAACAGTTCAAACATGAATAATGCTAGTCATCCAGCAGCACAGTTCTGTGAGGGACTATCAATTGGTGGATTTACTGATTGGTATTTACCAGCTAAAAATGAAATTGAGGTTTGTTATTATAATTTAAAACCAAGTACAGGAGCAAACAACACATCCATTGGCATCAACGCTAACTCTGTTCCTGAGAGAACATCTAATTATACTAGCGGTACTCCTGCTCAAACTTCAGCAGCAATATTTCAAACTGGTGGTGGAGAGGAGTTTCAAACATCTTTAGGTCGTTATTGGAGTAGTACAGAATATAGTAGCACGATTGCTTGGTGTAAAGGTTTTGGTAACGGATTTGATGACAAGTATCGCAGTAAGACAAGCAATTATGGCGCACGAGCAGTTCGCAGAATAGCTGTTTAATTTTTAAAGGATTTTATAATGTACATTTGCGTAACAGAAGTAGATGCAATAACAAAAATACCTTGTACTGTTGAACCACAGCGTACTGCTCCATCTATGCCTGCCGTTAAAGGTTTTCAATATAAATGGCAAAACAGTTCTACTTTTCCTGTTGAACTTGCTCCTGATGGCACATATTTAAGAGCACCCAAATATTATGGGACTTGCGATGACGATGCCGACACTACCATTGCTGGTGTCTTGCAAGTATTAACTGAAGAAGAATACAACACTCTTAGAACCGCAGAGCATGAAGCTCGTAGACCTTATCCATCTTGGGTTGGATATTCAGACACAATGACATGGGGTGCGCCTGTACCAAGACCAGCAGATGCTGTTATGAATGGCGGTAATGTTGCTTATCAATGGAACGAGGCTACAGTCAATTGGATTCCAATAACTTGAAAGAATTTTTCTTTATTTCGGGTTTACCAAGGTCAGGATCAACTCTGCTATCGGCTATTTTGCGACAAAATCCTGAGCTTTACGCAGACATCTCATCTCCAGTACGGAGTTTAGTATCAGCAACTATTAATATTATTACTAGTAGCGAAAGCAATCATTTAATTGATGAAGAAAAACGAAAAAAATTACTGCGTTCTTTGTTTAATTCTTACTATGAATCAGTAAAACAACCAACTATATTTGATACTAGTAGAGGCTGGACATCTAAGACTTCACTTCTAAAAACACTTTTTCCACAAACTAAAATTATCTGCTGTGTTCGTGATTTGCCTTGGATACTAGACAGCTTTGAACGCATTGCTGCTAAGAACTCTCTTTATGATGCAACGCTAACAGATGACGAATCTAGGCAAACTGTTACAACAAGATGTGATGCTTTGATGGATGTAAAGAAAGAGGGTCAAGTAGTCAAACCATATCATTTCTTAGAAGAAGGATTGCTACTTAATCCTGATATGATTTTTCTTGTAGAGTATGAAGGTCTGTGCAAAGACCCTGAAGGAACAATGCGAAAGATATATTCTTTTATTGGCAAGCAATATTTTGAGCATGATTACAATAATGTAGAGTATGAGAACGAAACATATGACCAAGCGTTAAATATGAAAAGTTTACATACTGTCAGAAAAAAAGTATCGTGGCAAGAACGACAAAGTATTTTGCCTAAGTCAGTTTGGGATAAGTATGCTGGTAAAGAATTTTGGAGACCACAAACCCCAGACTATTCTATGAAGTCTACTTACAAACTAGTCAAATGAAAAAGATACTTATCATGGGTTTACCTGGCTCTGGTAAGACTTACTTAGCCGAAGCCCTAAAGAAGTATTTAGAAGCAAATGGTACTCGCAAAGATTATGGCGAAACCTTTACTGGATTTAACGCACAGGTTAACTGGTTTAACGCTGACGAAGTGCGTAAAAAGTACAACGATTGGGACTTTTCCAAAGAAGGTCGTATTCGTCAATCCTTACGCATGGCTCAGTTTGCCTTAGAAGCTGGCGGTGATTATGTGATCTGTGATTTTGTAGCACCTTTAGTAGAGATGCGTAATAACTTCAAGGCTGATTGGACTATTTGGGTTGATACCATTGCTAAAAGCCAATACGAAGATACCAACAAAGCGTTTATCCCGCCCGAAGTCTATGACTTTAGAGTAACCGAGCAGAACTGCGAGAAATGGGCTGAGTTTATTGGTAATCATATTATCGAGAACAGACGCAGACCTACCTTTAACTGGCAAAAAGAAACAGTACAGATGCTAGGTAGATGGCAGCCTTGGCATGAAGGACACAGAGCCTTGTTCGAGAGAGCCATTGCTAAGACAGGTCAAGTTGTAATACAGATTCGTGATTGTCAGGGCTGGCAAGGCAGTAACCCCTTTGCCATCGAGCAAGTAAAGGCTAATATTAAAAGAGACTTAGACCCCTTATTCCAAGGTCAGTACGAGATACAGGTCGTTCCTAATATTACAAACATTACCTACGGCAGAGATGTAGGCTACAAGATTGAGCAAGAAACCTTTGATAAATCTATTACAGATATATCTGCAACCAAAATTAGAGAAAGCATGGGATTGAAATGACAACAATAGACAAAAACGAGGCAGCCTTATCAGCCCATGAAGCTGTGTGTGCTGAACGCTATACAGGTATAAATGCTAGGTTAAAGCGATTAGAACAAATACTAATAGGTTCTGCTGCTTTTATCATTGCTATCCTACTTTCTCTTGTTTTAAAATTAAATTAAGCCTATGAACTATGTCCGATCAATTTGGGTTTTTGGAGGGCGCGAAGTCTTTTAGCGAAAGCGTAAAGACAGGAAAACAAGCTGGTAAAGTTATAGGATCGTCTATTGAGGATGTGCAAAAGGAAGCAGCCTCGGTAGCACAACAAAAAGCCTTAGAACGCAGAAGGCAGATTAGAGAAGTAGAAGTTCTAAAAGAGCAGTATTTCAAACGAGCCATGATGCAATGGCAAAAACAAGAAGATATAAGACTACAAGAAGAACAAGTCAAAAAAGACTTTGTGAAACATCATGGTCAAAAACGATGGTCAGAAGTAGAAACCATAAAATCTAAGATTGAAAAACAAGAGAAAGAACTAGAAAATGAATTTAGGAAAGATTTGGCAGAAGTGCGTAGAGTTATGTGGATGTGCTATGCGGTGGCTGCAATCGTTGCTTGGTATGTTACTTGGGGCTATAAAGGGTAAAAAATGATTACTTTATTCACTACACTTATTTCTTTTCTTACAGGTGGCTTACCTAGTCTTTTAGGATTCTTCCAAGACAAGTCAGACAAGAAACACGAACTAGAACTTGCAAGACTCCAGACTGAACGAGAGCTAGAGTTGTTAGAAAAGGGTTACGCTGCACAAGCCCATGTAGAAGAAATAAAAACCCAACAAATAGAAATGCAGACCCAAGTACAGGAAAGACAATCCCTGTATGCACACGATATAGAGATTAGCAAAGGTGCTGCACAATGGGTTATTAACTCTAGGGCGATGGTTAGACCAGCAATTACTTATGGTCTATTCCTAATGTTTGCCTTTGTAGAAGTATTCGGGTTTTGGTTTGCTTTCCATAAAGATGTGCCATTTGATGTAGCTCTTAATCTCTTATGGGATGACGAAACTCAGATTATCTGGGCATCGGTTGTCTCATTTTGGTTTGGTACACAGGCTTTCAAAAAGTGATTGACCATAAAGTAATTGAGATGATTAAACACCATGAGGGGGTTAAAACTACCCCTTATCGGTGTCCAGCTTTACTTTGGACTGTAGGAGTCGGTAGAGTTATCGACCCTAACCATATAAGGGTAAAACTTGAAGAACGAAAAAACTTACCAATCCCAGATGGATGGAACAGAACTTTCTCTATGGAAGAAGTGGACAAACTACTGGCAGAAGATTTGGCTCGGTTTGAAAGCGGAGTACGAAGATTATGTCCTAGTGGGCTTACTACTGGTCGGTTTGGCGCACTTGTGTCTTTTGCCTTCAATGTTGGACTCGGTAATCTCCAAAATTCTACCCTTCGGATGAAACACAATAGGGGTGAGTTTGATAATGCTGCCGAGGAGTTTCTAAAGTGGAATAAAGCTGGTGGTAAGGAATTAAAAGGGCTTACAAACAGGCGCAAAGACGAGATGGCTTTGTACCTCTCATAGAATCTTTCCGTACTTAAACAAGGTGTTTTTATTTACTAAAAATGCCTTCTTGGATCTGGTATCTCCATTCCCAACAAACTCTACATACTGTAGCTTGCTTTCAAATATACATTTAAAGATGTTTTTGACAGGCATGATGACAAACATCTCACCATCGTAAAAGACCCAGTAATCGGCTTGGGTAGCCATCAATCCAGAGTTCTTACCATACATTTCTATCTCGACCACAATATTGCCTGTTTCTTTACTCATTGGGTCAAACTTAACCTCAACAGCCTTATCTATTTCTGGTATCCATATATCGTAACCCTTAAAAGCGTTTACAAGGCTTGCACAAGGGTATTTCTTGCGTAGGATAGCCAAGACCCTTTCCTCTATCTCCAAACCCCTCTGTAAGTCTGTTTGAAAGGTCATAAAGCCACCCTGATCGGAAGGGGGATGGCACTCCTTGAAAGGGTGTGGCATTGCGCCACTAATGCCGATCTCATCTGTAAATTACATACAACTAACTACTGTTCCACAGATTGTACATACTGTAATTTTATCGCCATTAATAATAGTCGTGGTTTGACAAGCATACGCACTACCTATCAATAACATATATGTTACTACTGCTGTAATAATCTTTTTCATGGTTTTCTCCTAGAAAGCAAAATCATCGTCTTTGACCTTGGGCATCTCATCCTCGCCCTTGGGAGTAAAGCCTTTGTGTTTCGGATCACCAATACGACCCGATATAAACTTGCCATTCTTGCCTTCTTTAGTCCAGGCATCAAACCAATGCTCTACTCCGTTAATCTTAATCGACCCTTTAAAATCAGGGTGTTTCTCTGTGAGCTTTTTGTCATTTTTAAATAGACTAAAGCTGCCATCTTTCATCTCATAGGTCATTTCTGCCTCGCTTTTAGTTGGTTAAATAGGTCTAAGACCTCGCTTAAAAACTGCTTTACTTCTACTTCCATCGAGTCGATAT